CTTTATTCAAATCCAACTCAACGTGATCAACAGTCGTCCGTTGGACAATAGAACCCATATGGGAACTATTAAAAAGTGCCTGTTTCAAACTTGATACTGTGGGAGCAGCTCCGGCAAAAGGAACCCATCCCATCATATATCGACCTTGTTGGAAACGATTGGCATTCACGACTAATTTAAGACGCATCGTGAAACGTGCACCGAAATAGCCCGCAAGTTTCTTGGCCCAAAGTTCTCCTTGAGCTACTTGAAAGGCCCGAAAAGGTAAATCATCAAATACAAACAAAGAATAAGTATCGGTGGTAGAAAAATTACCACTACGTAATACGATTGGTTTGGCCAAGAAGTCAATAATTGATTGCTCACTGACCATCGTGTCTGAGATTCGAAAATACAAATCATTAATCGATACGTTATGACTTTCATCACGAGCAACGGCAGAACCATCATCAATAAATTGAGTGGTTGCCATTTCGGTAGTGGGACCCGAGGCACTCTCAACAGAGGTGTCTTGGGGAGTTGTGACCTTATTGTATGGGACAGAGGTCGACATAGTATTTCCCAAATTACTATGTAAAATAGTTGTAGAGTCGTCTACGCTACCCATATTAGCAGATATATTAGAATTATTATTAGCAGTTCATTAAATAGCACAGGACTGGCGAACAAACCAGTTACTGTGTTTGAATCATGATTCCATTAGGGAGTGGGAACGCCACACCTGGATCAATTCCTAAATAGGACCAGGTAATCCATATACAAGCTCTGGCCCGCTACATAGATTCAAAATTTGCAGTGAGTTGGGTATTCAGGTATATGGTTGGTGTCTCCACCATTTTAGTATGATCTCGTAAGTAACAACGCTCATACCAGACGCGAACCTTTTAACGACTTGTTTGGTCGTTGTTTCATTTAGAAAACACTGTCAAGTGATAATACGCGTTCTAGGTTTATCCTATAATCATCCACGTACATCACATCAGGCTTTGCCTGTAGCTCAGTGTTAGCCAACTCAATAAGAATAGAGGACCAACTCTCAAACACATCCCTACCATGTAAAGCTAATTCACGCAAGGCGTTATTAACGTTATTGGCAGTAATTGTGTCTGGAGAGGAAAAGACATCACAGTCTCTCTTGGTCCAATTCAACATATTCACAATAGAATCTATTTGGATTGGTGCAATCCATCTATTAACACCATTGCCTCTGTGAAAGACAAAAGAACGTTTCAAGAAATCAATCTCAGTAATTCTTCGCCATTCAGCAGTAGCAACTCCTTTAGACTCCGTCGTGTAGATCATACCTATTTCTGTCATATAATCAGAGAGTTGCAGTTCATTGAACTTATCTCTGAACTTCCTATGAACAGTATAGGCACTATCATCACCTAACGCTATGACATAAACATTATCATTGAAATCACAGATATCAAGTCCAGCTCGCG